GCTCCACCTGCTCCACCGTCAGTTTCTGTAGTACCTGCTGCTGAAACTGCCACTCTTGTTGATTCATCGACCTCGCCTCCTTCTGGCGCAGCGACAGTAGCCGCCGTAACCGCTGGTTTTGTTTGTAATGTTTGCTCAAGTTCTGGAGGCAAAAGATCTTTTGACTTTAGGTCTTCTAAGTATTCCCTAGATACAAGCCCTTTTTCTACGTCTTCTAAATCTGGTATAGCAGGAGGCGCTGCGGCGGGTGGTGGGGCCGTAGTCGTCGCAGCCTCTTCACCCTTCGTTAAATCGTACTGTTTGGCTTCGGGAACAAGGCTGCGGATGCCCGTAACGGGATTACGCGCCGTAACAACAGACTCACGAGAAAGCCTTCTAAGTAACGACTCTGCACTTTTTGCCGGTATACCTGAACTAATCAATGCTCTTTCAAACTGACCGGGTTCAGTCTCGGTCATGAGCGGCGTGCCGTCAGGATTAGTTAGCCCAAAAAGCACGTTTCTGGCGGCGTCTAATTGTTCGCCAATCTTGGCCTCACGGATTTCTTTTTTAGTACCTTTCTCGGCCTCACGCTTCGCTTCGGCTTCTTCTTTCTCGCGTACCTTGGCCTTCTGCCGCTCTTCTTCCCGCTCAATCTCACGGGCAAACTGAATCTGCTGGGCCTCTTCAATCTTGGCTTGGTTCTGGTAGTACCGCGACATGCCGCCAAGCGGCGCACCCAAGAGGGCCGCACCTGCCGCAGCCTCGTAGTATTCGCGCCGTGCATCGGGATCAGTCAGCGAAAGGCCAGCCTGTGCCCGTTCAAGCATTGATTGAGCGATTTCTTGTGGAATTTCAAAAGCCGCGCCCTTGGCTGCACCTGTCAAAATGCCCGTCCGACCGCGCAAAGTTCGGTTACGCACGGCCTCAAGCAACGCATCCTCGGCTTCCTTGGCGGCTTTCTCGCCCGACTCGCCAAGCAGATTCCTCAGAATCGGGAATCGTCCAAACAATGGTTGGAAGAACTTGATACCCACCGCGTCCAGCGCGGTTTGTCCTGCTGCGGCAGCACCTGCTTTAGCCAGCGAAGTCTCAGACGGGGCTTCGCCACGTTGTATCTGTTCTTCTTGTGTCGCGGCTTGGCGACCCAGATTCTCAATGAGGTACTGCGCTCCAAGCGTGCCGTAACCTAGAGCCTTGGCAGCGCCGGGGGCTTTGGTAAGTATTTTGCCTACCGTAGCGGCAGCGGCAGGAGCAACGAGGTAACCCGCCGAAGTACCGGCGGTTTGCTTGGCCCAGTCAGCCAACGAGGAAAGGTCTTTGACCTCCTCAAAACTAGTCGTTTCTTTCTTGGGACGATTCGCCTCAAGGAAGGCTTTCCTAGCCTCACTCGTGCCGGGTTCAGCGGCTGCAAAACGTGCAGCCTCCGGAGCCTTGCCTAGCCCTAACGCAGATTCACGGAACGACTCAAGGAACCCAGCCTGTTCTGACTGGGCTTGCTTGGTTGCCATACGTGACTGAATAGCAGCAATAACCTGCTCACGAGTAGCACCCGGTGGCCCTTCGATGCTGTACGTCTTACCGTCAGGCCCACGAATTTCGTAAATAGGCATTTGCTTTACCTAACAGTTACATCGCCCCAGCCTTCGGTAGAACCTTGGCCTTCAGCCCCGATCATGGGTGAATTGTAGCCCGGAATCTGTCCAAGCAACGCCTTGAGTTCGGCAGACTGGTAACTGCCGCTACCGACTTGGGTAGCACGTTGACGCTCTTTGTACAGGTCTTCCACTCGTTTACGTGCCGCTTCGCGCACGTTCGCCGGGGCTTTCGGGTCTTGAGCAATACGACGGAGTTTGACGATTTCTTGTTCAATCTCCTTGCCCAAACCGCCAAACCGGGCGTCATCTCGTGCCGCTTGCGCTGCAATCTCACGGTCAGACATAGCCAATTGGAACGCCTGCGTAGCCGCCAACTGCTCACCCGCAGTCTGCAAGTTCATGATCTGGTCGTTAATACGGTTACGCTCAGACTCTAACTTATCGACACGCGACTCCGCCGCAGACCCTGCACGCTCCTTGAGGTTGGCAATACCCATGTCAATCTCGGTCATGCGATTCTGCAACTTGTCGAGCGTGTTTTGCCGTTTCTCTTCAAAAGTCTCGTAGGCGGAGAGTCCTGCCGCACCGCCTGCTGCAAGGGCTTGGAAGAACGACCCGCGAGTCCCTGCCATGGTGAAGCCCATCATGGCCATCGCCTTGTAGAAGTTCTTGTCTTTGATGCCTTCAAGTTCTTTCAAACGGCCTTGCACGTTAGCCTTGGCATCGTCAAACGGCTTCATGATGCCCATATCGGTGTAACGCTTCATACGGGCAGCGATTTCTTTATCAATTTCAGTCTGGCGAACATCGGCCTTGGATACATCAGGCATACCGCCCAAGCGGTCTTGCAGACCTTTAATAGTCTTGCCAAACAAATCTCTATTGACCGCTACGCTGGGTAAGCGCGGTCCACCGCCTGCGCCTTGTTCACCCGCCGCAGACTGCGCCATGTATCGCCCCAACGCATCTTCGTCTTCGGGTGCAGCGCGACCCATTGCACCACGGTAATCTGCTTCAAACTTTTTGGCTTCGGGCGAATCAGCGCCGTATTGGCGAACAAGTGCCATATAGTTTTGAGCAATGGCTGTTTCGTCAGGGCTGAGTGTGGTTCTAATTCCACCTTTGTTGATGTCGCCAATAGTCTGCTCAGTACGTTCTCTAGCACGCTCCAAAGAAGTTTTACCTTCCTTGGACACAGCACGACGGCCCGCGCCATACGCGCCAAACGTGAGATTACTAGCCAAATCTTCAAGATAGCCAAGCCCACCGGCAGCGGTCTGCGCTCCGGGGAATTCTGGGTTGAACCCGTATTCTTCAGCCAGCATACGTGGATCAGTCATGCCGACTTCATAAACTGCCTGACCAACTGAAACGGGCGTAGCGACTTTACCGTAGAGGTTTGACAATGTGCCGCCGCTTTTTGGCACCAACGCTTTCAGTCCTTCTCTTAATTTCTGTGGATCAGAGAAAGTGGGGAAGACACGACGAATCAGTTTTTCAATGCGTGCTTGTTCTGCTGGATTGCCCGCAGCCTTGTCATACGCTTGGAGTAGTTCTTCAACTTCAGGTATTGCACCGTAAGGATTGGCAGGTCCACCGCCAAAAGGTACTCCGCCTTGTTGAAACGCCACGATACCGCCACCGGCCATGCCGGGAGGTTGAGCCTGTTGAGGCGGCATTTGCATAGGCATCTGGGGACGCCGCGCAGCCATTGTTTGTTGAATCTGCTGCTGCATTTGCTGAACTTTTTGCTCGTTCTCCTGCATCACATTAGGAGGAGCGGGAGGCGCTTGATTCTGTGACTGTTGTATAGCCTTCAGTCCTTCGCTTGCCTTATCAAGGCGCATACGGCTGGCCACTGCACCGGCTAGACCGCGATAGCCCATCGACATGAGAAACGGCACAACCTGTTCTTTCGGAATTTTCTTTTCGTCAAGAAACTTTTGTACTTGCCCGACAAACGGGTTAAGCGGGTTGTAGTTTTTGTCAATCATGTTCGTTCTCCTTAACCTCTACCCGCGCCGTAAAGACCCGCTAACCCAAGGCCAGCACCGGCAATCTGACTGAGTGCGCTAGGCGGAGACTGATACATCGTCTGGATACCGCCTGCCGTAGGCGTACCGCGAATAAGGTCAGACATGAAGCCCAACTGAGTGTACGGGTAACGCTGACGAGCAAGGAAGTCTTCGTACGCCGCCTGCAACCTCTGCTGCTCCTGCGCTTGAAGTTGCTGCCCCGCAGCCATCTGGGCTTGGTTGATACCCTGCTGTTGAGCAAACTGCTGCTGACCCAACTGGCCCAACTGCCCCGCTGCGGCCAACTGCTGCTGAATGCCCTGCAAGCCAAGATTGGCACCAAACTGACGAGACTGCTCGCCAAACTGAGCGCCAAACTGACGTTGAGCAAGGGCTTGCTGCTGTGCTTGAAGTTGAGACTGCTGATTGGCCAACTGGGCTTGCAGACCCTGCTGCGCTCCCAACTGCTGAACACCAAGTTGTGCGGCAAGATTTTGCTGGCCAGTCGTAAGCCCCGCCTGCTGGTTGGCGAGTGCGGCCTGCATTCTTGCCTGTTGATTGGCGAGTCCTGCCTGTAGACCCTGCTGTGCCCCCAACTGCTGAACGCCAAGTCGCGCCTGAAGGTTCTGTTCGGCGGCTCTTTGTCTGGCCTGTTGGTTGGCCAGTGCGGCCTGCAACCCCATCTGCCCACCAGTGATACGCGCTTGTTGATTCGCCAACTGCGCCTGCATACCTTGCTGTGCGCCAAGCCCCTGCGTCTGAAGTGCAGCCTGAAGATTGGCTTGACCGGCAGTAAGTCCCGCCGCTTGATTGGCCAGCGCAGCCTGCAACGCTTGGGCACGGTCAACGCCATACTGCTGTTGAGCCTGCTGGAACGCTTGTTGCGTACCGGTGGCCTGTATGCCCTGCAATTGGTTAGCCAAATTACGTTGTGATTCTGAACGCAACAACGCTTCACGCGACCCGCCACGCGCTCCTGCACGCGCTGCCGCACCACCAATACCGGGCATCTGACGGGCTACGTCACGTACTGCCTCGCGCTTTTGGGTCTCCACAACGTCCTGCATGTACGGAGACATGTATGGTTGAAGTGAAGAAAGCCCAAACCGTTCGGCTTGAACTTGCTGCGGCCCACCCATCTGAATATCACGCAAACTGGGGGCAGAAATCGCCCCGAAGTCGGTCTGTGCCGCAACGCTTTCCGGCCCTTCCATCTGATACTGCTGCAAACTTGGCGCAGAAACGGTGTCAGCACCAACGCGCTCCGCTGGCCCCATCTGGTATTGCTGAAGTTGCGGGGCTTGTGCGCCAAGATAACTAACGTCTAGTCCTTGATACTGAGACGGGGCGTACTGACCAAGTTGTTGCGCTTGGAGCCCAGCGAGTCCTGCAAACCCAGTTGCCTGACCTATTTGAGGTGCAAGTTGCTGTTGCTGCACTTGCTGCATGGCCTGCATCTGAAGCGGGTTGAGTCCCGCAAAACGCTGACCACCAAAGGTTTCATAGGGCTTGTTGTAGACAAGGCTTTCCGCAGTGCCAAGAGTTTTCTTGGCATACGGCATCAACTCAGGCGGTATCGTGACCTGAGTTACTGTTTGTTGAGTCGGTTGAGAAGAACCGCCACCGCCGCCGCTACTCATGATTTCACCTCACCAAAATGCTTTTCGTACACCACCGTTTTCACGGTGTATCCGCGTTTTTTAACGTGCGGTTCCCATCCGGGGCGACCGTAGAATTCAATGCCAGAACATCCCATGTCTTGCGCGAACTTGTCGGCAGTGGTGTGCATAATGTCCTCAACGTACTGCATATGATTCGGGTTCATCGCGCAGTACTGAATGACGAACATTTTGGTTTTGGGATACTGCTTGATCTCCGTCATGACATACCCGTGAATAGTGTCATGGTCTTCGGGGTCAAACACTACCCACAACTGCATCTGCCCAGTCAGAGCAAAACGAACGATGTCATCAACACTCGATCGGCCCTTGGTCCAACCTTCAGACTCCTGAAAGTACTTGATCAAAGACGGCACCAGATAACTGATCTGGCCGTACGGGACGAGTGAAATGTCTAACTTCATGACGGGATGTACTTCCCGGCTTTGATTGCCGGGGCTTGCTTACGCTTACCCGTCCTTGCCCGACGTACATCAGCCATCATCTTGTAAAGTTTGCGCGATCCGGCTTCGGTCGAACCGTTGCCAAGATGTGATACCACATCGGCAGGGACTACGAACTCACCGTCAGCAAGTCGTGCTTCTTGTCTACCAGAAATGTTGGCTTTAATGCTGTCAGACATGCCATCGCCGGGGCCACGCAGCAACTTACCAGCAGCCGCGTATTGAACTGAGCCGCCTCCTGCGAACATGCCCATGTCATTAAATCCGCCGCTAAATCCACTCATATCAGGAGCGGCTTGAGTCATTTGCGGGATGGCTTGCGGCGCAGCGTTGTAATCAAATCCACCAAACCCGCCCATATCAAATGAAGGCTGTTGAGCCATCATTGAGCCGTAGTCAAAGGCGGGCTGCGAAGCAGGCTGTTGAGCCATCATCGCGCCGTAGTCGAAGGCAGGTTGTTGGTAATTTCCGTAGTTGGCTAACCCGGCTAGTCCACTCATGTCCGGAGCAGGTTGCGGAGCCGGATTGTTCGCCATCATAGCCTCGCCGTAAGTCATCGCCGGGCCTTGGCCAAACTCGGGAATAGGCATGTATGACTGTTCCGGCGGGGTGTACGAAGGCTCCGGGGTGTAGTCAAAAGCAGGCCGTGGAGCCAATTCTGGCTGCATCGCGCTATAAATCGGAGTTTCTGGCGCGTACATTTGCTGTTCCGGCATCGGTTGCGCGTATAGCGGTTCCTGCGCTTGATACTCGGGCGGCGTGTACGAAGGCTCCGGGGTGTAGTCAAAAGTATTTGATTGAACAGACTGCGGCTCAAACGGCATGTACGACGGTTCCGGCGGCGCGTAAGACGAGCCACCAATACCAGACATGTTTATGTTTTGCAGGCCGGACAAATCCAAATTGCTGAAGTCCATACCGCTGAAATCAGGCGTTACAGCACCGCTTTGATCGGGCTGCGCCGTACCAAATCCTTGGTCCGGAGGCACCATGCCCGTATCGCCCTGATCAATAAACGGCATGTCAGAAACATCGCCGCCGTACTGATTCTGCCCGCCCGGTCTACCGGCGCTTGGAGGCATTGCCCCTGTATTGCTAATCGAGCGGTTAGCCGCCGGGTTTTGCCCAGCGTTTCTAAAATAATTTTGAATTGCAGAGAAATCTATGTTGCCAAACCCAGAAAATGGGTTGCCAGTGGGCATGTTACCGGCACTAAACGGAGTCTGCGGTGCCGCCGAAACAAAACGCCCTTGGCTAGAATCCCAGCGCATCGCGCCGTCGCCGCCATAGTACGACCCGCCAGTGGTTGAGGCTCCTCCCGCAGCAGGTGCCGCTTTAGGTGGTGCAGGAGGCGCAACCGGTGAAGTAATGTACTGATTAAGATTCTGAAGATAAGAAGAGAAAGCGTCAGCACTCTGAGGAGCAGACTGGTACTGCGGCATCGCGGACGGAGAAGCAATACCTTGCTGCGCTAACCGCGCTTGTTCAGAGGCTCTAACCGCTTCGTCTTTACCGGGAACAAACGGACGGTTGCCAGTGAAAGTCTCAGGGTTCTGTTGGAAAAATTCTGGAGGATACCCAGCATCAATAAACCGCTGTTGCTCTGCTGGGTTCTGCTGCATGTACTGCATCCAGCCAGCCTTGGCTGAGTTGGGCTGTGCTAGAGCAGGATCAATCGGCATCTCTTCGTAGCGTCTTCGCGTAAACGCCGGGCCACCCGCAGCAAAGCGTTCTTCGCCCGTGTAGGTGTCAATATCAGATTCGTACGCGCCTAACGCTTGCGTAGGCTTGGCCAACGGATAATTACCATTCGGGGCCGGGATTACGCCACCCGCCGCCATACCGCCGGGGAAACCGGGGTAGCCTTGCCGCCACTGCCCCTGCCGGAACGTGCCCGTTATAGGATCGTAATCCGCGCCTTCGTAGTAGGACTGGTCAACTTCCATGTCCCCGCCAGTCGGCATCTTGTAGTCGGGGGTCATGGCATTGGCGACGTTCATCCCCGTAGCCGCAAGACCGCCAACACCACCCGGCATGACGTTAGCCAGCGTTTTGACACCACCAAACCCGCTCAACCCTAGTCCTTGACCGCCGGTTGCAACCTCTTTTAACCCAGCCCCCATGTTGCTAAGGCCACTGCTAAGATTGCTAAATCGTTGTCCAAGAGTGCCGACGTTTGTAGCGGCTTGATTAGCCATCTGCTGCTTGACCTGATTAGCCGCCGTTTCCTGTGCAATCTTGGCGGCAGCGTCTTTACCCGCGCCTGCCACGGCTTCTTGAGTCAACATTTTGGTGGCTGCGTCTTTCGATGCCGCACCGATACCGGCAAGTGAACTACCCAACCCCGCACCGCCGTACGCGCCAAGGCCAGCCATCAGACCCTTGCCAATGTCGCCCGTCCTAGCCGCTTCCACGCCGCCTACCAAGAGGCCACTACCCAGCGCACCAAGGCCGGGAACAAGGAAGTTGAGGCCCACTCCAAGGAGAGTCGGCAGTAGTTTCTTGAGGAAGTTGGCTTCAACCAGCCCCGTGTCGGGATTGACGGTCAAACTGCCACCGTGAGCCAAGGCAAGCGCCTGAAGCCCTTTGACCTCGCCGGGGGTCATGTGGACGAGCATGGTGTCGCCGTTCCTACCCCGCGACTGAACAAGGGAGGCGAGACCCGCCATGGATTGACTCTGATTCATAACGCCCTCACGGGGTCAAGTTTGGTGGATAGTATCATTAGTTAGCCTCGTAGTTTGACACCCATGTCACCGTCAGGATGATGGACGGAATCGCTGGGATGTTGCCGGTTGCGGCTACATACGGGATAACTACGTTGGTGTCCGAAGACTCCCATGCCAACTCAAAATAGTCGTTTTCTTGCAGCACAAGCACAAAGTTCCACGCCGCCACAATTTCGCTGTTGGGGCCGTCAATAACGATCTTGGTAGCCGAGTCCGGCAGGTTTACTCCGTTAATCCGGGGCCAGATATATACGGCGCTTGCTGCTCCGCCTGTTTTATCCAACTGGGCTGAAAACTGGAAGTTATAAATTCCCGTTTGAGCAACGAAGATTTTGGACGTAGGAGTACCGCGAGTAACGGCTTGTTCAGTAACTAACGAGTTGTACTTAAATAAATTAACCGCGTTGGCAACCGGGTTCGTCTGCGTCGTGGTATCAAAATACGAACCGTGCGCGGTCGGGGAATTAACCCGATTGGCTACCTGCCTAAAGAAAAGCCGCAAAACGTTACTAAATTGATCTTGAAACCGCTGCTCGTATTGAACCGGAGCAACCGGCAAGTTCGGCGTAGATATGCCACGTGCAACGGTCATCGGCGTCCATCCGGTCGAACGTCAATACGCATCACGCCCATCTGCCATGCCACGCCCAAATCGGTTGAGTCCACACGGAACGCCATCTGACGGCCACGCACTCGGGTATAGACCTGCCCCGTGTACTGCTGAATGGGTATCGTCGCAGTACGAGTAACAACTGGACTGTCAGCGTTTGTATAGTTAGAACCCGAGTTCTGCCGAGGCCGTACCGTCAGCGTCACGCTCGGGCTTGACCCCGTAGACCCCGTGAAATTGAGGTCGGGCAACATACGCCAAACGTAACCAAAACTTTGCCCGTCTTGGATGTCAAAGTCGGACGATTCAATGTATGCCTCAATCGGCAGCGCGGGAGATACTGACGCATCGTCGTTACCCACTTCGTGCAGCATGACTTGGTTCGGCACGTTGTAGGTCACGTAGGAATACAGGTCGTGCGAAGCAGCGGTCGTACCCTCGATGCCCCGAACACAGTCAAGCAGAGTATTACCGTCCTTGGCGGTGTAGGAAATCTTCTCCGAGTTCACCGTAATCGTGCCGGTCATCGGGAAGGTCGAAGTATCCGTCAAGGCAATCGTCGTGACTGAAGCATTGATCGACGTAGCCAAATACGCCTGTTGCACGTTGAAACTTGCAAACGGATACGTACGCTGCGTGTGCTGCGACCAGAACGTACGGTTCAAATTACCGTAGTACCAAATCCGCTCCAGATAGTTATAGATCACGTAACGGTTGTTGATGGTGCTGTCCTGCGACGGATACAGCCACCAAATCTCGTTGTAGCCCTCGTTGGCCCCAGCGACAATCTGACTCAATTGGTCATAGTTAATGTCGCTGTAGACAAACTGACGCAGTGTGCAAGGCAGCGTCTCAACGCGCCCCGAGTACATGAAGAACTTGTCTTTACCCATCCAGTAAACAATGTTGTTCACTGTCAGCACAGCGTTCTGCGAGGCAATCGTAATGTCTTGGTCGAGCAGCGTGAACGACCACACGAACGGAGGCCCAACGTACTGCATCGAGAAGAGCGAGGTGTCCGTCCAAATCAGGATTTCCTGACGGGTGTTGTTGGCTGTGACAATGTACGAGCCGTGTGACAGACGCTGCTCGCCTGATTGATTCGTCACTGCCGGAACCCATTCGTACGGCGAACCTTGGTCAGTCCAGCGAACCAAGAGCGGGTCAAAAGTTGTACCAAAATCCGTAGGGTCGTACGGCGTAGAACCACACGCAATTACGAAATCGTTGATAGGCGAGTCAATAACCATATTGACTTCATTAGGTGCATGGCGACCTGCGTAACTGAACGATATGTCAGAGAGCGTATGCGAACCGATTGTCGCCGTCGAAATAGTCACAGATTGACTAAAGTTCCACGCTGTCGTGACATACGTCCCAGAAGCGATGCCAGTTCCAGAAAGAACCGCGCCGGTATCAAGTCCGGTTACGTCGTCCAAAAGGATGGTCGTAACGCCCGATGCAAACGTAGCCAGAGCAGTGCCTTTGACCACGCTGTTGGCTTTTTCTTCAAGCGTTACGGCACGCGCCCACGTAGTCGTGTCAATTGTCCAGAAATAAATCTCGCCCCCTCGCTGGGCAAATATGAGGTCATCGCCGTAGTTGAACATTGACCAGAGGCGCATATCGACACCTGCGCCCGTGTTAGACCCCCAGCCTCCTGCGCCCCACGGAGGCCCGCCCCAGCCTACGCCCGCACTGAATACGGCGTTGCCCGCGTCAATATCAAACTTGGCAATAACAAGTGACCCGCCACCTGTCGTCGTGGAGGACGCAGTAGCCGAGGCATAGATCGTGAACGTATTGGCAGTGGGGGTGGACTGAATCTCGTACTGACCATTCAGCGTCAAACTGGCTACGGAAATCGCTCCCGAGAAGTCCACATAAGTGCCAATTGACGAGTTATGGGCCGAGGCCGTCACGGTGACGAGGCGACTGCCCGATGTGGTGGAGAACGGGTTCAGCGACAGGTTGAGCGAATTACCAAGCGGGGTGATGTCGTGGTACGTACCGCCAAGTTCTACATAGACCTTCTGACTTGTGCCTATGCCAAGAAGGTTTTGGCTAACCGTACTGATCCAGTTCCACAGCATCCGGCACACACCCTTGAAGGTGCTGCCATTGATATTGATGCTCTCCCAGCCACCGATCTTTTCGGCATAGCCAGAGCGGAAGCGCACTTTGTCGCCCGCAAAGAACCCGCCCTCGTTAGCGTACGAAGTGGACTCGCGGTTGACGCCGGGGCGAAGTTCAATTTTTTGAAGGGGCATCTAGGCAACTCCCGACAAATACAACGCCCGTTCATCGTTGCGGCGCTTAACAAGACCCGGCAGGACTTTACCCCCTGCCTTTGTCCACTTCAGGAACTCATCGGCAGCGGCTTCAAACTCGCCGCGATTTGTCTTCATCCGAAGAGAAGACCTTTGAAGGTTTCCCAAACCGACGTTGAAGGAAAAAGAAACGAGGCTATCGAAGATTCCTTGACTATTAACAGCAGCAGGGCAAAGTCGGGCCACGCCGCGCTCAAACCGGCCAAGGTCTTGAGCAAGAATCCGATCCACCTCGTCCATGCCGAGGACGCGATCCCAGCCTGCGGGTATCGGTAGACTGCGCCGTTCTTCAAGAGGCACCTTCGTATGAGCCGGGTCAATCACGTGGCCCACCCCGACCGTCCACAAGAGAGCAGGACACCGGTAGGGTTTTAGTCTGACCCCCTCGTGGTGTTTGATCATCTTGATGGCTTCGGGGCTGGTCTTCACGGACTAGCCCTTTTTGCCGAACGCCTGCGTTCCAAACCAGAAAGCAATGATGCTGGAGAGGATGGTCATCTCGTCATCGGAAAACACATTCTCCATCGCAATCGCAAAGTCCACACCCTTGGTGTAGGCATACCAAATACCCGCCACATCTACGACGATGAGGAGCAATACAAAGAGATACGTCACGATGGGACGCACCGAAGCCCGCAGGTTAATCACCCACTGCGAGGCGCCCTCACCGATCTTCATGTCGTGCTGATACAGGGCCACACGCTCTTCGGCTTGAGCCTGAATCTGAATCTGCTCAGTTTTGATTTCTTCAATGTGTGCCTGTGCCTGATAGCCCTTGGCGAGCATCTCCAGTTCACGTTCCTTCTGCATTTGAAGGATGGCAAGTTCGTGTTTCTTGTCTTGGCGGTCTTGAAACGCCTGAAGAATCTTGGGTAAGCCGCCCGCAAGGAACGACACCAACGTGGTCAATAGCGTCATCATTTGCTTGCCCTCACTACGTCATCGCCCTTGGTTACAGTTACGTGGTCGCCTTCGACATCGACCCGCATCGGCATCTCTTTGCGGTCAAGGCGGTCCAGTTTATTGATCAGTTCCTTGATTACGCCAAACTCGGGCTTGTCTTCTTTCTCATTAGCCCCGGCGATGTTGTTGAGCATGGAGATGAGCGCAGTCAACGAAGCCCCCAAGAGGCCCATCACGGCAGCGATCTTGTCGGCATCCAGCGCAAGGCTAGATAACACACCGATGACCACGATGGTCGTGATATAGGCGAGGCCGTGTTTGCCGATGGCTTTACCGGCCACATCCTTGGCAGACGAGTTGGCTTCAAGCCGTTGCAGTTCGGCCTTAATTTGCACTTTCAGCAGTTCAATGTCTTCGCTCATTTGTCGGCCTTGTCCTCTAAACGATCAAAGATAAGCCGGAGCATACCCTTGATTTCGTCTATATCGCGCTGGTAACGGGATTGGTCGCGGTTGTACGCATCTTGCGTCACATACGTCAGCGGCATATCACGCACATCCTCGTCCAGTTTTTCAATGGAACGTGAGATGTTGTTCAGTATCCAACCGCCAAACAATCCCGCGACACCCACGATGATGTTGAACAACACCTGCGTGTCCATGTCACCCCCAAGGCAGCGGCGGGGTTTGCACAGTAGGCGCGATTTGCTGCTTGATCTGCTCGTCTACCGCAATCTCTGTAGCGGCTTTGTCAACGCCGTTCGCCCAGATCCAACCTAGCACTTGATCTTGCGTCAGATCCGCATACGGCGTGAAGGTACCTGTCGGGCTGGGAACAGAACAAGTCGCATAAACGCTGCCATAGGTGTCGGCAAAGACCCCAGAGCAAGTCCAATGCACGTTGAAAACCACGTTTGTTTCGTTGCCTTCTTTCGTGTAGCAGTCCATCGCCGTGACAGACCAGTTAATGATCGTACTCATTGTTTGGATACCTCGTTAGATTCTTGTTTGGGCAACATCGGCTCCACTTGTTCCTTGAGTTTTTGGAACAGCGGGTAAGCCCCCTGCGCCGTCGGCAACGAGCCGATCAAGTTAGTGATCGCAACGGCTTCTTCTAGGCTGACCTTCAGTTCAACGTCGGACATGGTTTATCAGGCTCCTTTGAGTGCGGCGACTTCCGCTTTCAGTTCGTTAATCATTGCTTGCTGCTCTTGAATAGCGGCGGTCAGCGTGGCAACAAGGAAAGACGTATCAATGCCTTGATACCGCGGACGAGTCTTTAATGTGTTGTCTGACTCATCTAAATATTCTTCCATTTCATCTTTGATGCCTGTTACAGCCTCGGGAAAGACATCTTGCAATTCATGTGCAATGAATCCCTGTCCGTCGCTGTCATCTGCATTCCACTTGTAGGTGACGGGTTTGAGAGCCGCCACTTTCAACAACGCATCAGTCATCGGTTTAATATCGTGCTTGAGACGATAGTCGGATGAGGTGTTGTATGCAGTGCTGCCAGACCCAGTTCCGCTAGAGGTAATCGTTCCAAGAGCAGCGCCATTGCGGTCTTGAAACTGAATCATATACCCGGTTCCACCAGAGCCAATTACAGGGCCATCATGTTTGATGGCAACTGCATACTGTGCGTCAGTATTGTCTCTGTTGAATAGCGCAGTAGGGAGTCCAGAAGGATACCCTTCAACATAAAGTGCTTTGTTTGCGTTGCTTCCGTTTACAACGGTTAGTTTTGCGCTAGAACTCGTTGTCCCAACAAGCAAATCTCCATCCGCACTGATTCTGGCGCGTTCGGTGTTGTTGGTTTCAAAAACTATCGGAACATTAGCAGGCGCAGCCATATACACGGCTGATGATGCGGCGTAAATATTTACGATATTCGTTCCGTTGGCTCGTAAACGAAATCCAGCACCGGAAGTGCCATCTATATCAACCGTTCTATATCCAGAACCAAGGTCTGTGGCGGACGTTCTGCCAATCGCCAAATTCCCACTCGCATCCAGCGTCATCGCCTGCGTGAACGTGATGGCGTTTCCTGCGGTGCCGGATGCTGCGTAAGACCAAGTATGTTGTCCGCTTACAGCATTTTGCTGATACGCCAAAGCGTAGTCATTTGCATAATATTTATATGCACCGTCGTAGTACCAGTTGTAACCAACTGCGGTTTGCCCTGCTGATCCAGCAAATGCGCTGCGTACCGCTTGCAACGGCTTAAAATACGTCCACGCACTCGGCGTGACGCCCAAGCCGAGGTTGCCGGAGGAGTCAAGCAACATAGAAGGCGTGGTAAACGTGGTACCGCCATTTGCTGTTGCACAAGTAAACTCCAAAGCACTTGCAACATAATTATTAGCCGAGATTTGCCATCCTTTTGCCGAAGCACTCGGATAAAGTGTTAGAAGTACAGGGGTAGTTGTTCCTGTGCCGATTCGCGCATATCCAGCAACGGTCAACTTTTCTGTAGGCGAACTCGTCCCGATGCCGACGTTGTTTCCATTGCCAGCGTAAAGAATTGAAGTGCCAGCATAGTCGGCAACATTTAGCGCATAACGCGAACCGGCCCCGCCAGCCTGAATGTAAACTCCATACCCAGTCGCGCTGTTGTTGTAAAACTCACCGGGTGTTTGGTTTGCAGCGTTATATGTAAAGGATGAACTACCGCCCTGCACATTCAACCGATACGCCCCCGGCGAACTCGTCCCGATGCCCAACCCCGTCGAGGTGAGGCGCATGGCTTCTGGCGCCGCTGTTCCTGCCGATGCTGAACCACCAGCAAAAAATTGAACATTTCCGCCGTTTGAATAATAAACGCCAGAAATTACACCTGTGCTGTCGTAAATTGGGCTTCCGCTGTAAGTAATGTTGTACCCACCAACAAAACCACCGCCGCCGTCACCAATCGCAACTCGTGAAAATGTGGCGTTGTTCAGACGAAAATCTGTTGTTGCGCTTACGGTAGAGCCACTTGTCGTGGTGGAACTTCTAATTGCGCCAACTACATCCAACTTGACACCCGGCGAACTCGTCCCGATGCCGAGGCCCGTGGTCGTGAGGCGCATTTGTTCGGTGTTATTAGCATAAAAAACAATGTTATTAGAGCCACCAACTCCGCCTGCAATGTATTGTGTACCTGCGGCATTAACGAAAGTTAGCGATGGGACTCCCGCAGAACCAGTAATTTTAACATCAGCATTACCCGCCGACGTAACACCTAAATTCGTCCCATCAAACGTCAGCGCACTCCCACTCGTCGCCACCTTGCTGCCGTTCAGATACAGCACGCCGTTGGCGGTGCCGCCGGAGAGAGCAAGAGTCGTACTGATGGTTGCGGAAGACGAGGTAAGCGTCGTGATATTGGCCGAAGCAATGCTGAGGTTAGAAATGACAAGGCTGGTCAGCGTCAGGTTCGTGATCGTGGCCGAAGTCGCAGTCAACTGCGTAATGGTGGCCGAGTTGCTGCCGAAGTCTGCGATGTAATTGAGCGCGTTGACCGTATCCGTGCCGTTGGACGCCAGCACGACTTTCTTACCCTGCGGAACCGAGACGCCCGTCTGGCCCGACACCTTCACCGTCACCGCACCCGTGGTGTTGTTAAAGATGAAGTAAAGTTTCTTGTTGGCCGGGACGATCAAGTTCGTGGCAGCACCACCGGTACCCGTCAACTCAATGTACATGTTACGGGCCACGCCTGTGGCGCCGTTCGGGATGGTGATGGTGGTATCAGTACCGGTTGAAACGGCCTGAGTGACGTAACCTGAAATCGCCTGTTCAATCAGGGTTCCGAGGTTCGTATTGGTGGTGTTACCCCAAGAACCTGCTTGGTCGCCCGTACCGATCAGTTCGATAGCAAGGTTGGTTGAATATGTACTAGCCATTTCGATTTACCTCACGCCGCAATCTGTGTCCAATTTGGGTTTTGCGGTGTATTAATTTCACTCCATCCCGCAGACTGAGATGTCCCCACCCCAGTCCAATTTGCATTCTGATTAACGTCAATAATTGTCCATATATTCACCGTCCCTACAACACCGGTTGCAGAGACGCCATTGACTATAACATTTGCACTCGATTGAGTAGTAACCGTTCCGACTGCCCCGGTCGCTTCAACGCCCGTGACAAAAACCTTGATCTCAAGCCGGACATTGACCGTCCCGACCTGCCCCGTACCCGAGACTCCAGTGACGCTAAGAACTTGGTCGGTGACAACAAAGACGGTACCCGTCTCGCCCGTGGCTTCAACACCATTCGGGAAGGCCACTGCACCCGCAGCAACCGTAACCGTGCCCACAGCACCCGTCGCAGACAGCCCCGTGACGACGATGACCTGATCGGTAACAACCGTGACTGTGCCAACCGCACCCGTCGCAGAGACGCCCGTGACCGAGAGAACTTGATCGGTCTTGACGAAGACCGTACCGACTGCACCGGACGCCTCAACGCCCGTAACCGGCACCACTGCCGAAGCCGCAACAACCACGGTGCCCACGGCACCCGTTGCAGAAAGCCCCGTAACCGGCACCACTGCCGAGGCGGCAATCGTAACCGTGCCAACCTGACCTGTGGCTTCAACCCCTGTAACCGGCACATTGGCTACGCCAACGACCGTAACTGTGCCGATCTGACCTGTGGCTGAGACCCCCGTGACGGGGATATTTACGGCACCCGTGACAACAACAGACCCTACCGCTCCTGTCGCAGTAAGGTTGCCAACACCTTCGCCCCAGCCTTGTTCGCCCCAGCCTACGCCGGAAGCGTTCCAACCGTCGAAGGCGACTATGACGCCTGCCACGGCCCTTGCCTAACTAAATTAGGCGATACGAAGGATCGCGGTCGTCGAAGTCGCTGCCGGGAACTGGATGGTGAAGTTGCCTGCCGTCGAGGTCTTATCGCCACCAAACGCCAGAACAGCCACGGCTTTGTTGCCTTGGGTCGCGTTATAGATCAGTGCGCCATTTGACGTAATCGTCGCGCTGTCCCACGTGACATCATCAAAGTCGAGCCATGCGGTCGTGCCGGTGAAGGTCGGAACTTGCGAAATCGTGAGCGTCTTGCCACCCGCCGTGTAGTTCGTGCCAGACGAAGAAACCTCGTCCGTCGTCGTATACGCCGTAGTGGAAGCGCCGAGCGTAGCCGAAGAGGTATACAAGGCAATCTTGAACACATCCGCAGCCGTCGATGCCCGGATCACACCGGTTCCAAAGTTGTGAATCCCGTCAAGGATTTCCACCTTGAACGAGGTCACCATTGCCTGAGAAATAGCCATTTTAATCTCCTAAACGCGATGCAGCGTCGCTAAATCCATTCTTAATCAGAAACTGCCGCACATTCATCCTTTCGGACTCGCGTGCTTCGTGCAGGTACTTCAGCAGCACCCGTTGGAGTTCATCTTTGTTCTGAACGCGAAGTATACGTGTCACCGCACGTTCAGCAATTTCTTCCGGGGTATAGCCCCGGTTTTCCGTCGTGAAGACCGATACGGTCCCGAGTTCAATGTTGGTACTCATCATGTGACCGGAATCCTAACTTGCCCAGAACGGTACGCATCCTGACGATCCAAGCCATCGCCCAGACGTTTGAGAAGTGCAAGCGACTCCTGATACTTCTGGTCGTAGTACTGCATCATGTCGGCTTCGCCCTTGAGATAGGTATATGCCTCCCTGAGCGAGCCATATAGCAATACCGTCTCAAAGTTATCGCCCAGCCACGAAGTCGAGTTCGTGACGATGGAGGGCGGGTAATAGTAGTAATGCAGTTCTGCCGTGTACGCCTGATCCGGGGTCGGCCCGAGGATCATCGAGGCGTTGTTCCAGATGGCGTAGTACTTGGGCTTGCCGTACGTGTTCGGCGGCGGGTACGAGGCACGGATGAAATTCACATCCTTGTTCAGCAGGTACTCGTACTCCTGCGTCGTTGGGTCAATCACCGCCAACGAGAACGTCGATAGCCAGTCAGACGGCAACGAGAAGTATTGGAAATTCTGCGTCATCGTGCCGGTGACGTTTTTACGAATCGCCGGAATCTGGACCGAGTTGTAAATCCGCTCTTCGGCCAACTGAACAAAAGTCGGGATATTGGCTACGAAGGACTGCTCCGTAGACTCACAGTAATCCTGAATTAGTGTTGACAGTTGGCTGTAATTCACGGAGACCAACCCGAGCGAACTTTGACCTTGTTCTCAAGATTAATCTGAGACACAAACTTCTTGCCCTTGGTGGCAGCGCCAGCACCCTGCATGTCCATATGGGTCACGCCCACATTGACATCTTTTTCAGGATAGCCGTTCTGTCCCGTGGACTCGTTGTTCGGCTTCGGCTGGTTGTACTTCCCAATTGGGTCCATACTCCAGTCCATGAACGTGTAGTCAGGCTTACCCATGTTGATTACCTCGGGCCAGAAGAGCCGCGCATCGGGCTACGCTGATTCATGACTTTCGCCATGTTGCGCCCGTACTTTTTCATTTCGGAATTGGTCTTGCCGCCAGCGCGCATTTTCTTCACGCCTTTGTGCATACGGCTCTCGTGAGCCTTGACCTCTTCCCGTGCGATCTTTCGCATACCGTCTTTCATCTCAATCTCCTAGGTCGTAACGACCGTTACTGTTCCTACCTCACCAGCAGGAGCAAGTGTGTTTGGGGTTAGCGCCGCATCGAAGGAACTTGATCCCCCGACCGGGTTCCAACCCCACTGAATCATTCTACTACCGCCTGCACCGTTGTTACCTTCTTCAAAGTAACTCAAGTCGGGGCGTGGGTTCCGCAACGCCTGCGGATCGTCCACGGGATACAAACCAAGCGATAACTGCGGTTGATCCGGCTCCCAGCACTCCGGACATACCAAAATGTTGACGTTCTTGGTCTTGATGACCAGCGACTTCAACTGGCGAAGTTTGTACCGAAATCCACATCGGTCGCACTCCGCAATCGCGTGTTTGCCACTTGCAAACCTGTTCGGCATTAGTAGCCACCCAAGAAACTCTCACGTGGGACGAAGCGCACCGCAGCCTTTTCACGGTCTTCACCCGCCGCCAAGTCCCAAGCCTCGTCGTACTGGGCCTTCAGTATCGGGGTGCGGATGTCTGCGCCCGGTATCTTCATCGACAGCATATAGGCCAGCCCCGCAACCATGCAGGGCAAGAAGCGGAACGGGATGTCCTGACCGTTTGAACCCACGCCGGGGTCAAACATACGGCGGAGCCGGGTGTAGACGAGCGTCCACGTGGTCGTGTTATCAGGCAGCGGCCAGACCGTAAATTGAGGGTAGACCACCGCGCCTGCGGCGTTAGTGGCACCCGTACGACGATTGATCCAAATCTGAATCGGACGGCCCGTCGCGTTTTTGTTCGGGATAGAAAGATACGTGCTGGACGAAATACGGGTGATGTTGATGTCTTGCTGGCTTGTACCCGACCCGGTGCGGATCACGTGGTCCAAGAGGTCTACCGTATCGACCGGCAAGTCATACGTCCCGACGTTATAGGTCAGCACCTTTGTGCCTTCCTCTAGCGTCCACAAGTTCACGCCACGATTGGCCCAGTCCATCAGGAGCAGGGCAAGACTGCGCCGCGAGGTACGGAAGTCGTAACCCGTGCGTAACTCAGCCCCGCAACGCTCAAAGGCTTCCTCAATAATCGTATTGAGGTCGAGGTTAAAGTCGGTTGTGGCTGTAGTCTTATCGGCCATTTACTTCTTCAGCCCTTTTAAGGTCTGAGCGAGACGCGCACGTTGGCCCATCTTGCCCGGAGCCTTGGCGGCTTTGGCTAGTTTGGCAGCGGGAATCTTCTGCCCCGCTTTGACACCGAGGCTGCTACGTAGCGCACCGGGCTTCTTGATCGCCTTCTGAATCCACTTCTCAGCCATGTCACATCCCCTTCCGTCTGTACGGCCTTACTTTTTCTTTGACGCCTTTAGGCTGCGCGACAAATTGCTTACCTTGGGCTTTGCCTTTGCGCTTGGCGGCGGTGGTGCGGGCATAGTCAGCAGGGCTGAGAGCCTTGATCGCAGCCTCTGGAAGATACCTTTCACCCGTGTCAGAAGACCGTTTACCACTTTTTGTTCTCCACTTCTGGGCAGTCCAAGCCTTGAGTGACTGCTGCGGCGCTTTCATCCGCGATAGCCCCCGCCTTTGGCCTTGTACTGCTTCGCCAGCAACTGCGCTTTTCTTGCGCTCCATTGTCCCGCCTTGGTACCCTGCACGGCCCGGCCCTTGATTGACTCAAAGAGCCGCTTACGCATACCGGGCTTCGTATAATTTCCCGCCTCGTTCACGCGGCTCTCGCCTCCCTTGGCGTAGGTTTTTATCGGTCTCCCAGTCCCAATTACGGGTTTCTCGTCCCCCCGCCGTTTAGCGCGGGGGACTTTTTTGGGATTGATATCACCCATGCCGCGAGAAGGCATCATTAGACAAACTTCCCTCGGGTCTTACCCTTCACCGCGCAGCCATCAGCACGCTTGGAGGCAGAGGAAACGGAGCCACCTTTTTTATAGCCACGTTTGGACTTCTCAGCCATTTGCCGACGAGCCGCCGTTGCCAATACATCCAACTCTTTATCTTTGTCACTGAGGGTTTTTTTCCCAAATCTGGACATAAATTCTTCTAGAGTTGGGGCAAGAGCAGGTTCTTTTGCCATCTCTCTGCGATAGCGATCAAGAGTGCCTTGGTTTCTACCACGCCGAGGAGTACCTCGTTGTCGAGGACCGCCTACGTCGTAACCGTCTTGTTGCATAGTTTTTAGCGCCTGAAGATCGGCTTCAACGTCTGCGCTTCCGCCTTCAACAAACCGCTTCATGCCGTAACGAGGACCAAATTTAGCCGCACGTTTCATTAGCATTCTCCGCCGTAACGCATTTTGACCATCTTGCCCTTGGTCTTGCCCTTGCTGGCAATGCCGTCAGCCACGCGACGGAACGAACCGCCAACCGAGCCGCCCTTCTTCATGCCAACCATCGCACGGCCCATTTTGTCAGCCGTACGGTTTTTCATAGCGCGACCGGCTTTGTCAGCCATCTCGCTCATCTCGTGCTTGATCATGGACTTCGGAGCGCCTTTCTTTTTCATGAAAGACACTTCCTTCTTCATCATCGCCTTAGACTCTTTCATCGTTCCTCCGGAACCAAATTTGCGGCCTTTGTCGGCCTCAACGTAATCACGACCCACAGATTGAGGAATGCCCAGACGTTTGGCTGCTTTGGGGTCATGAGCAACCATCGCCATCAGACGGTGTTGTTTTGCGGATTTGCTAGGCATCTCAGCAGTTCCACGCCCGCAAGGATTTGTTGATACGGCTATTAGGATCATTAGCCGTCTTGGCACTCGTCAGTTTCTTCTTCATTCCGGTCATGCGAGCGCAGAATGATTTCTTACGAGAACCGCCCTCGGGCTGCGGGCGTTTTAGGCCCGGTTTCCCCGGATTAGCACGGTTGTAGGAAGCCCTGCCTTTTGCGTTGAGTCCGCCAGCAGGGTTTTTCCCTTCTTTCCGTTGCCAAGCAGGGGTCTTAGCCATAAATCACCATCGTCGAGATAACGGCTGACGGGACGATGTAGATGCTGGTCTGGAAAAGCAGACCCTCACCGGGCAACAGCACGTAGTCCGGCGCAGTGGAACTTGCCTTGGTGTTCACTGCAATCTTAACCGGGCCGCTTGCCCCACCGTCATAGAACGTTACGGTGCCTGCGCCGCTATCTGGCACGATATAGATCGCTTTTACGCGAGAACGGCCAATAACAAGGCTATTTTGATCCAGCAGGTCGCCAGCAGAAGTGGCGACCTTACTAGCAAGGACATCTGTTTGCATACCCATCCTGAGTCTCCTGTAATGGATGAAGGGGGCTTATCGCCCCCCGTGGAATTACAGAGTCAGGCTGGTGTACAGCGGGATGTACTTGGTCGTTGAGCCGATCTTGACCGGAAGATAGCCAAGTTGGGTCGAACCGACCGTGCCAGACACCACGCTGCCCGTGGTCAGCACGCTGCTGCCAATCGTCAGGGTCGTGCAAAGAAGATTCGTGATAACCGCCGAATCGGCAGCAATTGGGCCTTCAAAGCCGTTGTCAGACTTAACCGGGCCACTGAACGTAGTACGAGCCATTGCAAATACCTCACATGCGAGTCAAGCCTGCCAGTCTGCATGTCGTCAGTCGGGGCTGTCTGGCAAGCGGATTTTTCCCGATGACTCTGTATACGCCGTGATTTGGGGGGTGTCAACAATCTTATTAGCCCTCCGTCTTTCACCCGCTGCGATCAACGCTCGGTCTTGGTCAGTCAGTTTTCTGAGGTCGCCATAACTGAACGTATAACCCAACAACTTCCCCTTGGAGATAGGTTTGCCTGACTTTAACGCCCGTCGCAGGGTAGGCATTTTGATGCCGTAGTGAAGTAGGACTTGAGTCAAAGAGGGGAACAAAATCCCGTCCGGCATCGCAAACACTGGACGGCTCATTTTTTCTCTAACCTCTTGGCTGAGTTTCTTGCCTTTCATGTGGCTGTAGTGCCCTGCGGCAGCGGCAGCGCGTATTTTTGCCATACCCTCCTCTGAAATCTTCCTAGGGGCTTTAGGCTTGCCCCGTTGGGCGTCACCAATCTTGCGGCGTACTTCTTCGGAAAGGGTTTGGCCGTATCGGTAGTGATCTTCTCCAGAGGCTATTTTTCCCTGTATAGCAGCGCGAATCTTGGCCCTAGTTTCTTCGCTATGTTTAGTACCAGCGCGAGGGTGGTTGTTAGGGTCAGCCGCGTAAAACTCGCGTAAAGACTGGGATATGGCAGCGCGTTCAGCCTCAGTTTTGGGCCTACCAAAGTTGGGATGGTCTTCTTTGGGTATGCCCCGCATCGGGGTATCTGAATAGCGGCTTTTGTTGTAGCAGTAATCTTTACCTACGTGTTCTGCAAGCCATCTGTCTTCTACGGCTTGCAGCATGTCTACAGATTCAACGATTTCTACAACTTCAAACTTGAAACAGTCCTCCCCATATTTGTTCCACGCTGCCTGAAGGTGTTTTGCGTGATGGCGATTTTTACGAAGCCGGTTTCTATGGTTACGAAACCGTTCTCTCGTGTTGTTAGTACTCCCCACATAAAACTTTTGATTCGTGACATTACGAATCTTGTATATCACCGGCTGCTTCACATTTATCTCCGTTACAGATGTGTCGAAGACCGTAAACTACACGGTGTGTGGTAAATGGTCAAGGCAAAAGAAAAGCCCCCTTGCGGGGGCTTCTCCAATCAACGTAAGTAGTTGATTTATCGGGCTTTTTATCAGGACGAACCGGGCGAACCAAACATGCCCAATGGATCGCTCCATCCGAACGAGTAACGCTCGCGGCTCTTATACCGGACGTTGCCGGTATCGAAATCCCCGTCCATGGAGTTCTGAAGCGGCGTACGGACAAAGTGCTTCATGCCGTTCGGAACGTCGGTCGTAAGGAACCAAGCGTTCGTGTCAGTCAAGAAGTGGTTGACCGTATATCCGCCCGGAATCGAACCCATCGCCTTGAGGGCGTTGATGTCGTTGTCAGCGGTCGCAACACGGAGTTCCGTGTCGAGGAGTCGCTTGGCAGTGAACATCAATGCCGGGGGCACGATGAGTTTGTTGGGCTTTGCCGCGATCAGGAGTCCACGCTCGTCAGTCCAGCCAGCGATCTGAATGACAGCCGCCTCAAGCGAAGTTTCGTTGAGGTCAGAAGCCGTCAAACGGTTGCTGTTGGTACCACCCGAGATCAGCGGATGCGAGGCCGAGAACAGCGGCTGACCGTCACCGCCCGTGTAGGACGATGAGAAGCCGTTGTTAAGGACCGAAGCCGCCTTGACCTGCTTCGTGTACGCCATCGCTCGGGCCAGCGCCTTTGTATAACGCTTGCTGAGTGAGTCGTACAGGTTGTCTTCAACCGCTTCTTCCGTGATGGAGAAGCCGAGAGCGATAGTCTCGTGGTTGTAACGAGCAGTCCACGCTTCCTGTGCGTTGTCATACGCAATCGCAGCACCTTCGGCCTTCACCGGAGCGGCGCTGAAACCAGAAAGTTTGGTCTCCTCTTCAAAGGAACGCTCGGAAGTCTCAGTCTCGTAGATTTCCTTGTGTTCCTCACCATAGGTCTTGTACTCAAGGCCGAACAGGGCGTTCAAACCCGGAAGGAGTTCCTTGAGTAATTGTGCACGTGAAATAGCCATGTCTTAGAACTCCCCTATCAAGTGCCGAGCGGGTTGTAGTAAGCGTGACCACCCACGATCAGTCCCGATGCGCCCGTGGTGTACGGGGCATTGAACTTCACGATAACTTCGGGGTAGTACACGGTGCCGCTCGAAACAAACGCCGTGTCTTCAACGACATCAACGATACGCAACGGCAACGAACGGGTCGTCGCAACAGACGAGAGCAGAAGCCCACGCTGCGAGTCACCAGTCGTCGTGTTCAGCGCCTCGTCAACCAACGCAACGTTGGTGCCGATATCGCTATACACAAAGCCGTTCGTGGTCGAGACGTTCAACGAGGCCGAAACGCCCACAGCCTTGAATAGGGTGTCCGGATCGTCAGCCACGTACGCAAGAATGTACGTGCCAGACTTTACCGAAGTGCCCGAAATCCAAGCCTGCGAGTAGGTCGGCTGACCCGTCACAGAAGATACGAACGTGCAGCCCAAGAAAACGCCTGCAAAACCGCTATTGGCGGCAGCAGTCGTCACAGCGGCTACTTTCACGGTGCCGTCAGTGTCAAACTCCAGCGGGTCACCGTAACCGATGCTCGCGGCACCGGAAGCGATTCGACGCTGACGAGTGGCACCGGCAAACACCTGCCCGCCGATCAAATTGACCGGCTTCAAGCCATACGGCTTGTCAACAGTAGGATATGCCATTGATCACTCCAAAAATGAAAAGTTATTTGCCCTTGCCAAACGAAGTGACAGATTTGCGCTCACTAAAGAGCGGCATCCGCTCGTCGTTCAGCCTCATAAAGTTATTGTCTACAGACTGCACCTGAGCCTTGGCCTGCTCTGCGTAATACGCATCGCGCTGGTCCATCAACTCTTTCGGTGCCTTGCAGAGCAACAACCCACCGATTTCGATATTTCCCTTAAATCGGGAATTCGGATCGGCTTGCATCATCAGTTTGGGTTGGTCTTCAGCCTTCACAGGCTCCCAACCTTCCCGAAATTTTGCGGAGGTATTTGATGGGTCAGGTTGACCCATGATACTGGTCCGAATCCAGCGGAAAACCCATCCATCCTGCGGCTCTGGTTCAGGGAGCGTCTGTGGGGGTTTCCACGCCATTTTACGTTGCGCTGATTCTCGGTTTTCGAGTTCACGTGCGAGTCTATTCTCAGCCATTTTAGTTAGCCTCCAGTTTCATAAGTTCTTTTGCGTACTGTTCGTTGCTCAGACCCAGTTTTTTGGCGATAGCAACTTGAGTCGGTGTCAGGCGGACCTGACGCGGCGCGGTTCCCCGCGTTACCGGAGCCACTACATTGGCTGGTTTTGTGCGAGCGGGCTTTTCAGCCTCCCTCGTTTGAGGAGCGTCCCCATCTTCGTCATCAAACGCTTCCGGGTATCGCTTTCTCATAGTCTCGTCAACTCGGCGGTAGTAATCATCGCTACGCGGATCAACACCAGCCCGGACTAATTTTTCGTGCAGGCCGAGCGCGAGGGCAGTCATCTCCTCGTCCACACCAAACCAAGTATTCTTTTGTTTCCAATTTTCGGCCTTTTGGTCGATAACTGGAGAGGAATACGCTGATGGTGTCGGTACCTGTTGATTTACTTGTACTCCTGTGTCCTGCTGTTGTAAAGCAGGCTGGAACCGGGCGAACTGTTGCAGTTTGAGTTTTGCATCCGTCAGCATTTCCTGAGCCGATGCAATCTGCTCGGCATCACCCGATTCATAAGCAGACTTTAGTTTATCTTTGGCTACGCTTAGATCGTTATTAGCCGCCTTGGTCATTTCATTAACAAAGGCGCGTTCACCGACCCCCAAACGCTGTTTTAGACGGCGGTTTTCCTCCATCTGGGCTTGGGCAAAACGGTAGGTCTCTTCCCGCTCACGTGCGGCACGTTCTTTCTCGCGGCGCTCGTCATGCCACGCCTTCTTCATCTGAGAAAGGCGTTTCTTAACCTTCTCGGAATACTCCTCAAGGTCGTCGTTTTCGAGTTCGCTTACGACCTCTTTAGGCAGCGGCTTTTTATTCCGATCCTCTGGCGGGGTGTCGTCTTCAATTTTGATTTCAATTTCGTTGTCAACTTCCTGTTTTGCCTCGGCTTTTTCTGCCTCAGCCTCGTCAGGAAATTTGTATTCTTCGCGTTCAACAGCCATGGTTTACTCCTATGCGCGACGGATTCCACGGGGGTCTTCGACCACCGCTTCCACCGTGTCGTCGTTGATGATGCGGAACTCCCGACCGTGGATGACCACGCGGGTGCCGGAATACGGACGCGTCAGAACAAAGTCACCTTCCTTGCACCATGCTCCGGTGGGGAAGCGTTCTTTGTCTGCATAGCAGAGATCGCCCATCTTGATAACGAAGAGAACGACCGTAGTCTGCTCTTCAATCCGTTTGGTGTCGTCTGACTTGATGATGCCGCCCTCAAACTCTTCTTCTACGTGCGGAACGGCACACAGCATCCGATAGCCTTTCGGCTCAGGCAGTAGTTTGGCCTTCGCAGCCTCTTCCTGTGTCTTCTCTACGTTGATGCTACTCACTCTTCCTCCAGTCGCTTTGCAAGGTCTTTGATGTGGTTACGTGCGAGGTCGAGACCCTGTAACGCCCCGCATAACCTTTTGTATTCGCCCTCATCCAATTTGCCTTGGATAAGAGTCTCTACAATCAGTGCGCGCTCATCTTGGAGTTTG